CTTGGAAGACTGGCCAACGAAGATATGTGGAAAATGTTCAGCGAAGACTCGGATCTGGAAGGCACCGATTGGGATGACTTCCTAAACGGTGCAGGGAAGGACTCGTCTATCGAAGGGCATGTCGGTATTCTCGTGGATAAAGCTGATACCGAAAAAGTGGACGAAGAAGTGAAGACCAGGGCAGATGAGAAGGAACAAAAGATCTATCCTTACGTCGCGTTGTATCGAGCTTTAAACATACTCGATTGGGAATGGGATCGCGATAAGATCAATCGTCCATTCCTAAAGTACCTCAAACTTTACGATGACGAGGATAGGCAGTATCGCCTGTGGTGGCCGAATAAGTGGGAGATATGGGAAGAACCGGAGCTCACAGGCGGCGTTGACTTGAAGACCACTGAAGGCCAGAAAATGAGCATCGATCCGAAGCAGGACGCCGTGTGGGTGGGCGGAGGCGACAATCCTCTTGGTGAAATACCGTTTGTCTGGTTGTATAATGTGAAGACCGCAAAGCGATCGTTGGGGAAGTCCGATCTCACTGACATAGCACCCGTTGACGCGTCGATTATCTGCAATCTATCGCAGGCTGACGAAATTATTGATTACGGCGCTTTCCCGATGATGAGAAAACCCAAACCAGAGAAGGGTGAGACGCCCAACGACGAAGCAGGGATCACCGCCATACTCGAGTTTGACCCGGAGCATCCGGAATCGAAGCCCGACTGGTTAACGGCTGCTGTGAAGGAACCGATGGATGCCATTATGAATTACATCGCGAAGAAGATCGAAGAGATCTATCGAACCGCGAATGTGGGTGGTATGGCCTCTATGGAAGTATCGACGCAAGCGAAATCGGGTGCTGCTCTACAGGCCGAGTTTCAGTTGCTTAACGCGAAGCTCGTTGGTAAAGGCCGAAGGTTAAAGGAAGCGGAAGAAACCGTTATTCGGTATTGGATGCAGTGGCAGGAAATCGAAGATAACCCGATTACCGTGGAGCGTGCCGAAAGTTACGACGTTGCCAACCTTGCTCAAGACCTGGCGAACATAATGACGGCCAATACGATCGTTAAGTCCGAGACCTTTAAGAAGACGACGCAGAAGAAGGTCGCCCGAATCATGCTCCCGGGTGAGAGCGATGCCGATCTGAAGGTTATCGACGATGAAATCGACTCTTACGAGCCTCCCGTAATTGATATCGCGCCAACAAGCGAACCTCCTGGTGGCAGCGAAGAAGACGAGGATGAAGACGAGGGACTTACCGGGACTGAATAATAATGAGTTATACTACCGATGTAATACAATCCGCTGAGAACACCGAGCAGTTCCTGGAAGATTCGGTGAAGAACCATCAACGCCGACTTACCAAGTCCATCCGGGAACTGGAGCGGAAGGTAATTAACCAGGTTAAGGAATTCAAAACGTCAGATGGTAAGTTGCTCGGGCCAAAGACGAACATGAAGCTCGCTCAAAAGACCCACTCAGAACTGGAGACGCTATTTGACGAAACCTATGGACGCGAAGCTCGCCGTATCGTCAAGGGGTATGCGGGCTCGGCTAAGTTTATAGAGAAGTCTTTCGCCGATCTTAATATCGCCACCACCTTCACCAGTGTAGATGAAACTATGATGGAGGTTTTGCAGAATAACACCTGGAATACGTTCAATCAGTTCGGCTTAGACGCACAAACAAAGCTCGCTGATACTATGTATAGCTCCATTATTGGCGGCACCGATTTTGCGACGATGTCTGCCCAAATCGGTGCGACCCTCACCGGTTTCAAAGATAAACGCGGCAATACGATGGATCGGTATGCGGAGCTCTACGCACATGACGGCATTCGCAACTTCCACCAACAAGTGACCCTGAAAAAGGCCGAGGATGCCGGCGTTGAGAACTTCCTGTATTATGGGAACCTGATAAACACCTCTCGCGATTTCTGCATCGCCAGAGTTGGTAAGACATTTACGAAAGACGAAATCGAAGCCATGGGCTCGCTGACGTGGCAGGGAAAGAGCGGCCCTCCGTTAACAAACCGGGGTGGTTATAACTGCCGTCATCACTGGGTTCCGGTTCACATAAAAGATTTGGATCCTGTGGAGGTTGAAGATGAGCTCGAAAAAAAGGTCCCGAAAACAAAGAAGAAAACAGTTAAGAAGCAACCAACTCGTAAAAAGACAGCGAAGACAACAGAACAGACCGCCTCCGCCAACCTCAAATCAAAAGAGAAGGAACTAAGGCGTAGAACCACTAAGGGCGGTGATTTGCCGGGGATGGGAAGTTGGCAATTCGCTGGGAACTCCTGGAAGAACTTCCCTGCTGAACCAAAGTTCGTGGAAGCGTTTAATTTGCATAACGAAGTCTTCGAATCCCGGATGACCTGGTATAAAACCTTGACTCAGCCGCGTAGAGTCGAAGAACGCAAAAAAGTCCTCATGAAATTGTTGGGTGGAGAAAAGGGAATGGTGAAAGGCCGGAAGGGTGTTGCTCTTGCAGTTGGGGACGTTCCGAGGGCGATCGGCAGAACCGTCAATGGTACGCAGCACATGAGTTACCGGCTTATAAGCGAACTCGAACGTACCGGTGTTAAGATAGCATGGCAGAACGCCCCAGTTAGAGCCAACTACTACAGGGGTAAATGTACCATGTGGATTAACGACGACTTTGGAGACGTTGTAGCTCACGAGCTCGCACATGCCGTTGATGCGATGATGTCGCAAGGTGGTTACGGTCTTACGAAGTACGGAGATACAGGACTTGCTTGGCTTAACGAAGGAAACATACCAGGGTGGAAGAGTCGCGACAAGCTCCGTGGGTTTTTCGTAAAACAAACCAATGGTGCGAAGGGAGTGTATGCGAACGGCGATGGGGCGTATTATAAAGGGAACTGGATGACCAATTATGAGGGTCGCGATTATGGCCGTGGTTCTCACAGGATTGACGCCTTTTGGAAAGGTGAAGCCGAAAAAGGATTGGAGACTATAGGTAACCAGTTTTGGGCGATGAATGTGCAGCGTTATAACAAGGCATATACGAAAGCAGCGAAATCGGTTACTAATCAGCGCCGTATTGTCACGGAAAATCTAAGTCGCTCCACTTCAAAGCTCGAAGGGGTACTGAATACAGGGAAGCCAGACAAAGCACTTGTTAAGAAGTATGAGGAAAATATTAAGTGGTACAAAAATCAGTTAACTAAACTCGACGACGCAGCCGTGTTCACTTCGGTGGAGGACAATTTAAGGAATGACCGTACATGGCAGGAAGTTCACGAGTTTTACCCGGAGTTTGCCGATATGCTTGAAGATTTGTTTAGAAACGTTTGGGCCACATAGGTGATTTATGGCGATGGTTGAAATACAGAACCCTCAGGCGATAGGTTCAATTACATATACCGAGTCTGGTAAAGAGCCTGTAGAGTTCAAGGTTAAGTTCAAGGACCAAAAAACGCGACGCCAGATTCTCAAATATCTTACAAAGCGAAGAGAGTTTTGGATCCCTGAGTCTTCTAAGCTGACCGATCAATATAGAGTTGACAACGTTTTACCGACAGCCATGCAGCACTACTTCGAATTGGCACTGATGGAGCTGTCCAACACTTTAGGTATCCGGGTAGTGTGGCCAGAATACATGGATGCGGAAGCTAAACGAAAATTGATAAGAGGAGTCTAACATGGACAGACCAATGACGGCAGACGATAAACGGTGGCAGGCCGAAGATGACGCGAGAGCACTGGCTCAAGCCAACGTAGTCAATGACGATCCTGCAAGACTTGAAAAAGCCAAAAACGCAGCGACTCGGATGGCTGCTGAAGAAAAAGAAAGAGCGGATGCGATGTCGAAAGTCGCTCGCTCTAAGAAGAAAAAAGCAGCGTCAGAACCGGCTTCTGACAAGCCTTCGGAGCGATCCAGTTTCAACGTCTTTGAACAAATATAAACCCGACACGAATTTTCTTGCACAAATGGGTTACGACTCTTAGACAATGAGAGATCTTAAACAGGTGGAAACCTTTGACAAGGGCTTCCTCAAATTTGGATAAATTTGAAAGGAGAATAGTTATGAAACTAAAGATGACAGAAGACGACAACGCAGTAGTAGTAATTGTCGACGGAAAGCCAGTGTTTGTCGGCGATGATGGAAAGGACGTCGTAGTAGACGTACCTCAGCTGTTCGGTAAGATCACCGCTCTCAATTCCGAAAATAAAGAGAAGCGGGAGTATGCCGAAGGACTCGAGCTGAAGCTCAAGCCCCTTGATGGCATAGAAGACTTAGCCGAATTCAAAACAAATGCGGACAAAGCCTTTGAGACGGTTAAAAATTTCAGCGATAAAGACCTGGTGGAAGCCGGAAAGGTCGATGAAATCAAGGTTGAAATGAAGGCTGCTCATGACGCGGATAAGGCGAAATTGTTAACCTCTTTCCAGGAGAAGGAAACTGGATTCGCCGATACCATTAAGAAAAAGGACGGCACCATTTACAAATTAATGGTGTCTTCGAAGTTCGCACAATCTCCTTACTTCGCAGGTAAGGAAGCGAAGACTCTGCTTCCGCCTGAGATAGCCGAAAGCTATTTCGGGAACAATTTCAAGGTAGAGAGTAACGGCGATGAGGGAGAGCTTCGGGTTGTCGGGTATTTGGCAGGAAACCAAATCTACTCGAGAAAGAATCCGGGCGAATTAGCTGATTTCGATGAGGCTCTGGAAACCGTGATTGATCAGTACCCCATGAAGGACAACATTTTTCGGGCGGGGAAAGGCGGTTCCGGTGCCGGCGGCGGCCAAAGTGGAGGTGGTGGAGGCGGAGAGGCGACGGAAATCCAAAAACTCGAAGTCGCGTATAAAGAAGCCATCGACAAAAAGGACGCCAAACTTGCGTTGTCAATCAAGAACAGATTGTTCACGGCTCGTCAAGCCGCTACTTAACAAACTTGATTGATAAGGAGACTTAAAAATGCCAAACGTTAACGCAGCCGCAACAGTGTGGAATTGTCCCAACTATACCGGTGAGCTTTTTCTCATCGGTGCAAATCAAACTCCGTACCTGAATATGATCGGTGGTTTGCAAGGGGCATCAATTCGTACCGTCGCGGACTTCCAATTTCCGTTGGCTCAACCTTTCGCATTGGAAGCCGCGAGTCAACCGGCTATCAGCGAAACCGCTTCCCTAACCGCTCCGGACCCCTGGACTTATGTCCGGGACCAGGACGTTAATACCGTCCAGATTTTTCAGCGCCAGGTTAGCGTTTCGTACGCCAAACAATCCGTAGTGGGTCAGGTTACCGCAGACCCCACAACCGGGTTAGTCGATATTACCGACAATCAACCGGTGCAGAACGAGCGCGATTTTCAGATCTCAGCGCACATGCGTCAGATCAGTGTTAACATCGACTATACCTTCCTCAATGGGCAATATCAGCAGGCGACCGCAGCCAACGTCGCGGCCAAAAGCCGTGGCATCATCACCGCATGTACGACCAATACGGTGAATGCAGCCGCAGCCGCTCTTGATAAGGCCTTGATTGATCAACTTCTACGCACCATGGCAACCAACGGTTCCGAGTTTGTGAATCCCGTTATTTTTGTCAATGCTTTTCAAAAGCAGAAGATCACCAACATTTATGGTTATGCTCCGGAAGACCGTAACATTGGTGGCTTGAACATCAAGCAAATTGAAACGGACTTCGCGATCCTCGGCATTGTCTGGGCTCCCAACGTTCCGAATGCAACCCTGCTTATCGCAGACCTGAGCGTCTGTTCGCCGGTGTTCTTGCCGGTCCCGGAGAAGGGTGTGCTGTTTTATGAGGAGCTGTCGAAAACCGGTGCGTCGGAGAAAGGCCAGATTTATGGCCAGGTTGGACTGGATTATGGTCCCGAAGAGTATCATGGAACCATTACAAACCTGGCAACTGCTTAATCTTCCAGGTGAGGTAAACACAGACCATAACGTGTCTCGCCAACACTGAAAAGGAGGATTAAAAATGGCCACTAAGTATCATCAAGAACGTAAGACCGTAGAAGAAAACCCTGGTGTCCACCCGATTATGAGGGAGTGGGCGAAAGCGGTTAACGCGAGCATTTCGTGGGCGACAACAACTACGACAACGTCGACAACTACAACAAGCACAACGGCACCGCCAACGACGACAACTACGTCGACCACGACAACGACCACAACGACGACCACGCCTTAATGCTCGTGCCGACCGCTACTTTGTTAACCAATAACAAGTGGAGATTTGTGACATGGTTTACACATTTGTAAAAGGTTCTCTTGAAACGGTGGTTTGGAATCCGAAAAAGAGGTCTGCCCTGGCGGAGTTCAGCCGTGGACTTTTCAAGACTAAGGACGAGTCCGTGGCCTTGAAATTACGCGAACTTGGCTATAAGGAAATAACAGACTTCCCGGATGGACCGCCGAAAGAAGGATTTGAACCGAAGCCAAGTGATCTGCCAGATCTCAATGCGGGCGACCCTAACGTAAACATCATGCCTCCGAAAACCGAAACGGCTGCACTTTTGAAGTCACAGGTTGTAGAACCTGACGCTTCCGAACTTGCTACCGGCCCGGAAGACGAAGACGATAATTTGGACGATGTTGAAATTTAGGGGCGTAACAAAACTTTTTTGTTAGGAAGAAACGATGGCTGAATACTGCACTGAGGACGACCTTCTCAAAATTCGGCCCGACATCATGAGTTTGGGCGTTGATTTTTGGGACGACCAAATTGAAGAAGCAGGTCAAATAATCGACCGAGCGTTGGATTCACAGTGGTATCGGACGGTAGCGGACAGCGTTGAAATTAATTGGCGCGAATACCCGTTCGATAGAGATTTGCTTCTCAATGCCGAAGACCAGTTAACCAGGTTGGGCTGTTATAAAACCCTGGAGCTCGCTTATCTGTACTTGATGAAGAACCGTGCAGATGACGCGTTTGAAGTGGAGCGTAAACTGTTTCGCACCATGTATAACGACGAGCTTGTTGAGGTGCTCCGGGTAGGGCTCGACTATGACTGGGATGAGGACGACGAGATAGCTCCGTCAGAATCCTCCGTACCACATGTCCGTCGTTTGCTGCGAGCATAATAATGGCGACACAACCTATCATCATAGAAGGTCTTGAAGGGTTGATGTTGAAGATCGACAAACTTCAGCTCAAATGGCCCGACAATACTATCTTTTCCAGGATCGGCATTCTTGTTGAACAAAACATTCTTCAAAGAACTGCTAACGGGGAAGACGTAGAGGGAGGTCAATTCAAGCCTTATTCGGAGGCGTATCTGAAAAAGCGTAAGAGTCTTGGGTTACCAACGACTCCGGATTTGTTTTTTAGTGGCGATATGTTATCGGCTATGACGTTCACAGCCAAAGAAGACGAAGTGCGGTTATTTTTTCTTCCGACGCAGGACAAGGAAGGCGTGTCAAACCCTGCGAAAGCCTTCTGGAACGACCAGACTCGTAGGTTCTTCGCGCTATCAGCGGAAGACATAAACGAGATTAATCGGATGTTCCGGAAAGATTTAGTAAAACTACTGGAGTCGTAATTTATGGCAACAAACAGCAAACGAGAAACGATGCTAAATACGGTCAAAGATAACCTTGGCCAACTGCCTTGTATCCACACCGTGCAGCGTGTAAGGCCGCAGTTTGCCGACCTTGAGGGTATTCCGAGTACTCAGATGCCCATGATCGCTGTAGTTGGACGGCTTCCCAAACCAGTTGAGAAGCGATCCGCTCGAGTTCAGGGAGACGTTGACAAATTTGTATCTATGCTCGGGGTGGAACTTTATTGTTACGCCCTTGCAAACGTCGACCCGGACTCGGTTATTTCGGATTTGGCTGATGAAATCTGGAGGAAATTATGGGAGTCGCCAACCTTAGAATTCGAGTGGGTATTGGAGCTGTCGGTAACGCCAGAAGTACAGGTAGGCATTTGGGATCCGTACGTCGTATTTAAAATCGATTGTCAATACAAATATGTTCACGATACAGGAGGTATTTAGTTATGTCGCACATTCCGCATGATGTCGAAAATTATTCAATCGGTAAAGGTATACTTTACGTTGCCGAGTGGTCTGGTGGTGCGGCCGGTGCATACTCTGACATGGGTAATGCACCGAGTATCGAGATTGAACCTACCCTTGAAAGACTACCGCATTACAGCTCGCGGCAAGGATTTCGTGTCAAGGATAAAAATCCGGTTATTCAAACGGACTATATGGTCAATTTCGATTTGGATGAAATAGCCGCAGCTAACTTAAATAAGTACTTGCTCGGCGTTATCGACGGCGATACAATTCACGGTCTTCAGAGTGCTAACAAAGAGTTCGCTCTGAAGTTCATTTCCGATAATCCTCTTGGTCCGAACCAGGTATGGGAATTTTGGAAATGTACGTTATCGCCAAATGGTGCTATGCAGCTAATCGGTTAAG